AAATTTAAAACTACTTCGAGAATTAAACCCTGATGTTAATCTAAGGATAAACACTAACCTTAGCAAGGTTGATACTGGGGTGTTTGATGCTGTGTGTGGGTTTAAAAATGTTCATTGGACAGTGAGTGCAGAAACTAGCCAAGCAGAATTCGAATACATACGTTTTGGTGGCCGGTGGCAAGATTTTTTAGATAATTTGAATACAATCAGAAAATTTGATCACAAGATAAGTTTTAATATGTTGTGGTTTCTTTTAAACTACGATAGCGTATTTGACTATGTGGATTATTTAAAAGGGTTGGGATTCCATAACAACAGTTTTGTTATTGGTGCTTTACTAACTCCGGATTACCTAAATATTAGACATTTACCAGAAAATGTGTTAAACTCGTTAAAGTTAAAATTACAATCAAAGATCAACAAAAATCCAGGATACCTGCTTGAAGATAGTTATCGGAATATGTTGCATTACATTGAGCAACCGGTTGAAAAGAATTTAAGAAATTCATTTGAACAATTAGCAACAATGGATCACCGGCGTGGAGTAGACAGCAGTAAAATTTTTACAGAATTATACAAATTTAAAGAAGGAAAGTAATCATGGCAAAACCATTTGATATAAGCAAGTTCCGCAAGGACATCACCAAAAGCATTGAAGGCCTAAGCATTGGATTTAATGATCCAACCGATTGGATTTCAACAGGCAACTTTGCCTTGAATTATCTTATCAGCGGAGACTTTAATCGAGGTATCCCACTGGGCAAAATTACAGTGTTTGCTGGTGAGTCTGGCGCAGGCAAGAGTTACATTTGTTCGGGTAACATTGTTAAGAACGCACAGGAACAAGGCATTTTTGTTATCCTAGTTGATACAGAAAACGCACTTGACGAAACATGGCTACATGCACTGGGCGTAGATACCGGTGCAGACAAGTTGCTTAAATTAAACATGTCAATGATTGATGATGTGGCCAAGGCTATTTCAACATTCATGATTGATTACAAAGCCCTGCCAGATGGTGAGCGTATGAAAGTGCTGTGGGTTATTGACTCATTGGGTATGTTGCTTACTCCAACTGACGTGAACCAATTTGAAGCAGGTGACATGAAAGGTGACATGGGTCGCAAGCCCAAAGCACTTACAAGTCTTGTTCGTAATTCAGTCAACATGTTTGGTGGTTACAATGTTGGAATGGTTTGTACGAACCATACCTATGCCAGCCAAGACATGTTTGATCCGGACGACAAGATCTCCGGAGGCCAAGGTTTTATCTATGCAAGCAGTATTGTGGTTGCTATGAAGAAGATGAAGCTGAAAGAAGACGAAGAAGGCAACAAGATCAGTGAAGTAATGGGTATCCGTGCTGGTTGTAAAGTAATGAAAACTCGTTATGCAAAACCGTTTGAAGGTATGCAGGTCAAGATTCCGTATGAAACAGGTATGAATCCCTACAGTGGCTTGACTGATCTTGCAGAGAAAAAAGGTATCCTTAAGAAAGATGGCAATCGTTTGATGTTTGTTACCAGCGAAGGCGAGATAATTAAACAGTTCCGCAAGGCTTGGGAATCAAACGAAGATGGTTGCTTGGACAAAGTCATGACAGATTTTAAAAACCAGAAAGAAACAGTAACCACTGAAGAAACAGCAACAGAGGAATAAAAATGACAGTTGAATTAGCAAATGAAATTTGGTCAGAGCTTAAACGGTATGTCAACACAGTGGATCGCGACGACGCAGCCGAAACATTAGTATCGGTGTTAATTGACAACGATGTTGGTGCTGACGAAATCAAAGCAGTTTTCAAAAGCGACAATGACGTTAAAAAAGCGTTGACCAGTTATCTTAGAGATCATGACGAAATTGAAGACGAAGAAGTTGAGGACGAGGATTACGACGAAGACGAAGACGAAAACTGGGAAAACTAATGTGGTATAGCAAAGTTGTAGCTGACCTGAGTAATATTCCAGATTTTATCACACATTACGAACACGAACTTGACGAAGCTAAACGCGACTGTCGAGTTGGTGGACTTGTTGAAAAAAATATTACAGCTTTGCCGGGCCTTACAGAACATAGGTTTAACCAGTTGCAAGAAGTTGAAGCAGTATTAAATTATCTTAATATCCAGCTACGTAAAATACGACGCCGACATTTTCAAAAATACCTAGAAGGCTATGCTCGAGCACTGACCAGTCGTGACGCTGAAAAATACGTTGATGGTGAAGACGAAGTTATTGAATTTGAAACTCTAATCAATGAAGTTGCATTGCTACGTAATCGGTATTTGGGTATTCTTAAGGGAATGGAAAGTAAAAACTTTATGCTGGGACATATTGTAAGATTGCGAGCTGCTGGTATGGAGGACGTTCAAGTATAATGTTTATACATCCAGGCGATAGCCATCAACACAGTCTCGAAACGTTAAATCAGTTGTACGAGTATGATGATTTCATGTTCAGTCTACGCACCATGGTGGATCTTGGATGCGGATCCGGAGATGATTTGGTCTGGTGGGCCACACGAACAACCCGGGATGACAATCCCCAACCGTTGAACATCCAATGCCATGGCATTGATCTAGGTGGAAATCCATTGGTTGCCAACAATCACGACCATATCTCATATCAGCACGGTAATTTTGAAGACACAATCATTGCACCAGATGGCGGTTTTGATGTGCTTTGGTGTCATGATGCATTTCAGTATGCCGTCAATCCAATACAAACTCTCAGCAATTGGTGGCATATTGCCAGCCCTGGTGGCATGCTATCACTGACTGTGCCAGTGACCCAACAAATACATCGTCGACAACTTGCTTATATATTGCCTAGTGGGCATTACTATCACCACACCATGGTTAGTCTCATGTATATGTTGGCCACAGCTGGATGGGATTGTGGTGCTGGGTTTTTTAAACAAACACTTACTGAGCCGTGGATACATGCAGTGGTTTACAAAAGTAACCAACCTCCTCAAAATCCACACAACACCAACTGGCACACACTGGTAGAGCAGAATCTTTTGCCTGAATCTGCTGTGAAAAGCATTTATGCTCACAGTGCTCTAAGACAACAGGATTTAGTTGTTCCGTGGATCAACGGCAGTTTATTGAGCATGGCCGTTTAACGGGCTATAAATATTTGCATGAAAAAAATAGTAATAGTAAGCGGCGGATTTGATCCGGTTCATTCGGGACACATCAAACTGATAAAGGAAGCCCGTTTATTGGGCGATATGTTGATTGTAGGCGTCAACAGCGATGAGTGGCTGACTCGCAAAAAAGGTCGTGCCTTTATGCCGTGGAACGAAAGACTATGTGTATTAAACAACTTGTCTTCAGTAGACGAAGTATATACTTTTGACGATGATGACGGAACTGCTTGCCATTTGCTACGCCAAGTTCGCGCACATTATCCTAATGATAAACTTATTTTTGCCAACGGTGGTGATCGCACTGACTCAAATATTCCAGAAATGCATGTCAAAGACGACAACTTACAATTTGCATTTGGTGTTGGCGGATTCGACAAAGCAAATAGTAGTAGTTGGATCTTGGAAGAATGGAAAGCCCCCAAGACACTACGCCCTTGGGGCTATTACCGAGTATTGCATGATGTACCAGGTACTAAAGTTAAAGAACTTACTGTTATGCCTGGACAGCGTCTCAGTATGCAACGCCACCAAGATCGTGCCGAGCATTGGCATGTTGCTGAAGGTATCGCTACAGTTTACAGTATAAATAGAAAAAGCGATCAAGAACTGGTGGGCACGTTTGAAATACACAAACATATACATATCAATTGTAACGAATGGCATCAGTTGTGCAATGAAACTGACGTTCCGTTAAAAATTGTAGAAATACAATACGGTGACAATTGCGTTGAAGAAGATATTGAGCGCAAATAACAGGTAAATATAAATTCAGGAGAAAAGTAACATGACAAACAGAACTGTAAAAGTATTAGGATGGGGCTCGGGCACAGCCGAAATAACTGCGATCCTAGATGGAGCAACAGTATTCGCTGGCCCAGTTGAGTTGGTAGAAAAGACCAACGATAACGAAAGTGAGCAAACATCACCTGGCTTGTTTACATTCGAAGTGCCGTTTGATTTTCTTGGAACCAAACACATGTCAATTTCTGTAGAAGGCAATACGGTAGAATTTGGACAAATTGTAGCAAATTATACCGTGATAGATATGGGCTCAATACAGTTTAGCACCGGACCAGACGACTATGTGGATGTTGCTGAAGACGACAACGAAGGTGTTAAAGACCCTCGCACCAATGTAACCATTGACGGTGTTAAGCAAACGGCTGATCGTCTGTTAGGAAAAGGAACATGGCATTACACAGTAAATCCAGGCTCAACACTTGGGCACGATCTTACTATATCCGTTCCTGGGTTGTTCGACGATTAAAGTTAGTTGACACTAACCTGCTAAAAACCCTTCATTTTGGAGGGTTTTTTTGTGGTTGACTCAAAATGGCCTATTTGCTACAATAATTCTATTATGAAAGTCAAGCAAACCCTACGCAAAACCCGCGCTCATCGGGTGTTGTTTTTTTGCAACACCCCTTTTAAGCCCAAAAGAGTTGAGCTTAAAACCCGTTATCAGCGCCAGCCCAAGCATAAAAACATTGCTGATTTCGGTTGACCAGAAACGGCACATTTGCTATAATACTTGTATAGAAACTAAAAAGGAGCCCAAAATGCGCCACGTAGCAGGATTTAGTAACAGCACCAAAATTCGTTTTATCATCAATGGTTTTGGCATGTATGGTACTGTAAACGATATCTTTACAAAAACAGCCACAGTGAGCCATGGCGCGGCCCTGCGCCTTGCAATCCAAAAATTGGCTTATGATCGTCGTCACAGTAGTTTTACGGGTGAAGGTCGCCCAGTAGGTGTTGGTATCACCCACGAAGGGCACGATGTGCAGATTACACTGATGGCCAACTAAGGTTGACCATTAAATCCAAGTCGTTTATAATATACACATATTAACAACATAGTTAAGGAGCTAAAAATGTCTACAATTCTTGTAAAACATGGTAGTTATCGTAATCAACCCGTAAACAATGTAACCTTTGCTCTTGTCAAAGGTTACCAAACAGGAGCCAAAGGAGGCTATGTGACAGTAAATGCCGAAGGCTACTTTGGTGAAGATACACCAGATGTAGTTCGTATCCGTGTCAATTCAATTGAAGATATAGAGTTTACC